AATTGGGTGTTCAAAGAAGTAGGCATGAAAATCCCTAATTGTGTTTCAACACTTGCGGGGGCAACCGCCTTTAAGAAAAACAAGGCTTGGCAAGATGCCGAGTCAGCTACACCTGAAATTGGCGATTGCGTGTTCTTTGATTTCCCGCACGATGGAATTGACCGCATTTCACATATTGGGATTGTTGTTGAAGTAAACAATGACGGCACTGTAACCACAATCGAAGGCAACACGGTTCCTGAGAAAAATAAAAAGGGCGATCAACGCAACGGTGGCGAAGTATGCCAAAGAGTGCGAGCATATAAGAAAAAGAATCGGGGCAAGTTAAAACCATCTTTGCCGGTCAATATAGTAGGGTTCGGCAAGCCAACCTTTAAGGAGTCATAATGAACAAGGTAAAATTTGAAGCAATTGTTAAAACATATTTGCGAGCTGCTGCGGCATCTATCATCGCCCTTTATCTCGCAAGCCCTGATCAACCACTAAAGACTTATTTTGTTGCAGGTTTAGCAGCAATTGCTGGCCCTGTTCTAAAGGCGCTTGACCCAAAGGCAAAAGATTTCGGCAAAGGTTCTAAGTAACTAATGCTTCGGGGGGATATTCTTAAAGAGGCTTCACGCCTCACGCACGGTGACCGAAACAAAAATTATGGTGACCCACTAACAAATCATCAACGAATCGCGGCTTTGTGGTCGGTGTATCTTGAATCTGAGATTACACCTTCCCAAGCCGCGATTATGTTGGCATTGGTCAAGGTTGCTCGATTGATTGAGTCACCCGATCATCTTGATAGTTTCATTGATGGCGCTGCCTACTTTGCCATTGCAGGGGAGATTGCCCATCGTGAAGGATAAACTTCTTGTTATAGTTCCCACACGCGGGCGGCCTCATAATGCGCAGGCGTTGCGCGATGCCTTTAATGACACCCAAGCAACTGCCGATTTGTTATTTGTCATTGATAAAGATGACCCTGAATTTGCGGGCTACGATGCCGCCGATATTGATTACATCTTAATTGAGAACACCACTCGCGGGATGGCTTACCCGCTAAATGAAGTGGCGAAACAATACGCCGAGCATTACAAATACCTTTGTTTTATGGGCGATGATCACAGACCGCGAACCCATAAGTGGGATGATAAATTGGTCAGCAAACTTCAAGATGCGCCTGCCCTTGCCTACGGCAATGACCTTTTCCAAGGTCAGAGCTTGCCAACAATGATCGCCCTTGGCGGGATGGTGCCGCCTAATATGCGCCACCTTTATCTTGACAATTTTTGGCTACGCCTTGGAACTGATTTGGGCAAGATTACCTATTGCCCTGAAATCATTATTGAGCATTGCCATCCGCTAATTGGTAAAGCTGAGATGGATGAAGGTTACAAAACCGTTAATGCCGCTGAGGTTTACACCGCAGATAGAGATGCTTTCAACAACTTTGTAAGTTCTTTTATGTATAAGCAACTTCTTGAGGCGCTTAGATGAAGATTCTGATTACCGGTAACGCGGGCTTTGTTGGTCGCGCTTATCACCGCGCCTTTGGCGATCAACACGATATAACAGGAATTGACATTGCCAACGGCATTGATGCCCGCGATTTCTTTGCTAAAGATGACACACACTTTGACCTTGTTATTCACCTTGCGGCAGTAGTCGGCGGCAGAGCCACCATCGAAGGTAATCCCTTGGCAGTTGCCACCGACCTTGCCATTGATAGTGATCTCTTTCAATGGGCGCTTAGAACCCGCCCTAGCAGAATCATTTATTATTCTTCATCGGCTGCTTATCCTGTTTATTTACAGACAGGTGAAATGCCAATTATGTTGGAAGAAAAAGACATTGATTTGAGCCAAATCCGCACCCCTGATTTCAGCTACGGTTGGGCAAAATTATCGGGTGAGATGTTGGCAATGTACGCAAGGCGCGAGGGTTTGAAGGTCACTATCTTGCGCCCGTTTAGTGGCTATGGTCAAGACCAAGATTTAGATTACCCTTTCCCGTCATTTGTTAGCCGTTGTTGGAACCAAGAAAAAGAGTTTAAGATTTGGGGCAGCGGCAAACAGGTTCGAGATTTCATCCATATTGACGATGTGGTTGAGGGCAGTTTAGTAGCTGCGCAAAATGATGTTGAAGTTATGAACCTTTGCTCAGGCGTTCCCGTGAGTTTTATTGAACTTGCTGAAATGATGATGGATATTAGCGGGCATCGGGTGCCTATTGTTACCGATGAAACCAAGCCTGTTGGTGTAATGTTTCGAGTTGGCGAGCCAACTAATATGCTCAAAGTGTTTACGCCAAAGATTTCGCTTGAAGAAGGAATTGCTCGAAGTTTTCAGATTTAGTGCGTTCACCGCACCCCCAAGAAAGAACCCCCAACAGCCGTTCCTGTTGGGGGTTCTTTCGCCTTTTAGCTAGGCGTAATCTTTCAAGTAAGCAACGATCACTTCACTTATGTTCTTGCCTTCGCTTTCAGCTTTCTCTTTGGCTTTGCGCCATAGTTCTTCATTGATTCGAATTGAGCGTTGCGGTGTAACCATTACAGACCACCTACGCACTTGAGGGCATCGCCCCAACAGTAACCTTCAGATGTCCACCAAAGGTTCTTTGCGATCTCAATTACTAACCAAACGCCAACGATAATGAAGGCGGTTCTAACTAAACGCCATTTGCGGGTCATTCTCATTTTACTGCTCCCATTTCTTTTAACATATTTCGCATCTCAACTAAATTGATGATTGATTGGCAAAGTGCCAAATCTATTGTTTCAAAGGTGCAATTTTGCAGGTCAAATGCCTGCTCAAGAGTTTGGCTTACTTCGGCAACGCCTGTTGTTAGGTCAAGGTAAAGAGATTTCATCGCGCTCATATTGCACGGGGATAATCTAATTGGAATTGATTGAATTCAGCTTCGGTGACAACACCTTTGTATTCGTTACAGTTCAGGCAGACTTTCTCATTGCCAACCTTGTTATCGCAAAACACACAGTAGTAAATAGTCATTTCTTTCCACCCCATTCTTATTTCGTAGCAATTGAAACATTCGTATAATTTGGCAACGGCATCAAACTTAGAGCCGCAAGTTAAGCAAGTGCAATAGTGCAACATTATGCACCTACCTTTTCGCGTAATGCTGACATTGCTTCCAATGCACTCTTAAAAGATTGTTCAACAATTTGAAGTGAAAAATACTTTCCACCATCGGTGCTTTGAACAACTATCCAACCCGCACCAACAATGTTGCGAACTGAATACTTTTCATCCAAAGTGATGTAATTGTTTGGTGCTACTTTTACGAATTGAAGTGACATTTGAATCCTTCTTTCTTGGGGCCGTTCCCCATAAGAGAAAATTAGCACCTGTCGCGACAGAGTGTCAAGACACGCCCAAGGCAAATGAGGCTAATTTCCCGCCTGTTACCCACCCCACAAATACCCGTCAAAAGGGTAGAATTGACCTCTATGACTACGATTGCAGGCTACCAAGGCAAAGGTGGGCAAGTACCTATTAGGGGTCTGCGGAGATTGCCGCCCCGGTGATGTGCTTATGTATAATTGGAAACCGCCTGCCTACGATGGCACCGACCCTGTTGGCTTTATGGGTCGGAAGGTTATTCCGAGCATTATCAAGGCGTTCAAAGACAATGGCTACGATTACCAAAAAGAAGGCGCGAGCTTTGCCTACTTGCTCGCCTTCAATGGCAATATCTTTGAAATTGGCAATGATCTAGGCATCTCGCAATCAATAGACTTCACCTACGGCATCGGGTCGGGTAGCGCGTACGCCCTTGGCTACCTAACTTCAATGGCTGATGTTTACGGTGAGGCGGTAGGGGAAACAATGAACATTGACACCGCCACCAACGCCATCAAATCTGCCCTTGAACTCTCAGCTAAGTTTGATGTGAACACCTGCGCACCATTTCAGGTTGAGATTCAATTTAGCCGTTAGCGTGTCGCGCAAAGGTTTATGGTGTAGCGTGTGTCACCCTTGACCTTGAACGGAAAGGAAAACGCCAAATGTTTTGGTTAGCTCTAGTTGTAATTATTATTAGCACGATTTCAATTGTTGGCATTTTTGCTGATAACGATGGCGAGATTTAATGTCTAAAGCCAAAGCAAAGGGAACCTCAGCGGAAACTGCCGTTGTCAAATTCTTAATTGATAACGGTTTTCCCTACGCCGAAAGAAGGGCGCTAAATGGCGCACTTGATCTTGGCGATATAACAGGCACCCCTGCATTGGCTTGGGAAGTTAAAAACCACAAAACATATAAAATTCCTGCTTGGTTAAAAGAAACCGAGTTGGAAACCAAGAACGCTAAAGCAGACTTTGGCGTTTTGGTTGTAAAACCTAACGGCGTTGGTGTCACCAACACCGCGAATTGGTGGGCGATTATGTCGCTAGAACAAATCACCAATTTACTTCGAGAAGCAGGCTACGGAACAAGGAGATGAATTTTGACATTTTCAGCGATTCCCCAAAGTTCACCGAAGCCAAATGTGCGCAGATTGACGATAAGGATTATTTCTTTCCGGACAATAAGCGTGATGAGGCAGAACGCCTGCCCCGACTCAAGCAAATCTGCGGGAGTTGTATCCATAGAGAGGAATGTTTGGAGTACGCACTTGACAAACGCATTGTTTACGGATTTTGGGGCGGTTACACCGCAGACCAACGCCGATCAATCAACCGTAGAGGTCGAAAGATTAAGCTGACAAATAAAGCGATGTTAATTCGCAAAATGTTATCTGAGAACAAAAGCGCCAACGAAATCGCCATCACCCTTGAGTGTTCATCGCAATATGTTTACAAAATTGCGGCTCAAGTTGAATTGGCGGCTAGAGAAGGAGCAATCCAATCAAACCAAACACAAAAAGAGTCATCAACAGAATCGCCCTTATCTTGGTGGTTAGCACGGTGACTTCACTATTGGTTCAAGCAATAAATCCAACACCTGCCATTCCTGAATTGGTCATTTACAAAGAACGCCCAATTCTGATGCAGGTTGATCATAAGGAACTCGCCCGCGAGCTACTTACTAAAAAAGATTTCAAGTGCTTTAATTTGCTTATGGGCAAAGAAAGCGCCTGGAAAGACAAAAAGAATCCAACAAGCTCAGCCGAAGGTGTTGGGCAATTGTTAGATTCAACTTACAAAAACCTTGGGATGACTCGCAGTAAATCTGAAGTTGCCCAAACCGTTGCTGCCCTTGCTTACATCGGCAGAAAATATGGTTCAGGTGGCCCCTGCGCTGCTTGGCAACATTTTAAACAAAAAAAATGGTACTAAAAACTTTGGGGGTTAAAGTGACCGTTGAAATAGAGAAAGGCATTGTTGATTTCGATGCCGATGCTAATGCGTGGCTTGAGCAATACAAGTCAGCATTGGCAAAGATTAAGCAAGAGGTAGCTGACATTGCCCGTTCACACTTAGAATCTGCCCTTGGCGATTCTCAAGTTGGAATGTTTGGTAATCGCCCTGTTGTCAGATGGTCGGTTGTTGAGAGCAAGCGATTTGATACTAAGCGGGCGCGAGAAATCCTGCCTGCTCAAGTGATTGATCTATTGGAAGTTGTTTCAACAACCCGCCGATTCACCGTTGTTAGAGATGATGAATAAGCGATGACCTTTACACCTTTGAACACTCCAAGTAAGGCGCTTGCAATCGAATTGGGCGAGATTATTACCCAAGCGGGTATATTCTCGCCCCGTTCGCAGCAGGTTTACATTGGCCCTAGTGAAGTGGGGCAAGAATGTACCCGCAAGTTAGCTTACAAATTACTTGATTGGAAAAAGGTGAATGAAACAGGTGGCGGGAATTGGGCAGCTCAAGTTGGAACTGCCATTCACTCACATCTCGAAGGCATCTTCGCAAAGTTTCCTGATCGTTTTGAGGTCGAGAGCAAGGTTAAGATTCGTGCCAATCTTGCCGGGACAGTTGATCTCTACGATAAGGAAAACGGAATTGTCATTGATTGGAAAACAACCTCACCCGCTAATGTGAAGGAGAAGCGCAATAGCGGTGCGAGCCAACAACAGATAATTCAGGTTATGTTGTACGCCTATGGCAAGGCGCAAGAAGGCCACGATGTTAAGCAAGTGGGATTAGCCTTTCTCCCAACTGGCGGCCAAATATCGGATATGTATTTGGAACTTCACCCTTACGATGAACAAATTGCCATAGGCGCACTTCAACGCTTAGATAATGTTTATGAGCTTTTATCAACAGTTGATGTTGAGAAGTCACCTACAATGTGGGCAGTTATTCCTGCGGTACCATCGCGGAATTGTAATTTTTGCCCCTACTTCAGACCATTCAGCAACGATTTATCGGTTGCCTGCAATGGAGATACGGAAGCCAAATGATGTGCTGCACCGATGGTTGCGCCTGCGGGATTCCCGCAAAAACAATCAATGACATAGCAAAAGAATTGGCTGAACTATCACCACTAATAGAGTTGGAAAACCAACAAAACCAAAGTAACACCCAAACAGAAACGGGGGATGTCAAATGACATTCAGCGCACCAAGTAGTTCCACCGAAAGTGTCAAAGTTGCTGACCTTGCCGGTGCTTTGTTAATCATCGAACCAATTGAATACAAGGTTGGAATCCAAACCGTTCACGGTCAAACCGATGCAATTGAAGTGAACCTTGTTGATCTTGACAATAACAAAACCTATAACAATGTTTTGTTCTTCAATGTCGCACTAAAGAACGCACTCAAGGCAAAGGTTGGGCAAAAAGTTTTGGCCCGTATTTCCACCGGGGTAGCAAAACCCGGAAAGTCGGCCCCTTGGATACTGCTAGATGCAACAGGCGATGTCGCAGCAGTTGCCAAAGCAAATGCTTTCATTGGCGGGGCGAATACCCCTGCCCCTGCGGTGGTTGATTCACCTGCGGGGATTACACCTGAAGTTGCCGCATTATTGGCACAATTAGGCGCACAACAGAAATAAACTAAATCTCCCCGTTTTAATGTCGTTGGCGGGGAACGAAATGGCAGGTTTGCGTTGGCGGGGGGAAGCGCCTTCAGTTGGTTCGATTCCAACCATTTCACAAGAACAACAATTTAGGGGGAAATGTGAACGAACGCTTTAATTTATTTGAGGGCAATTGCCTTGAGGTAATGAAAACAATGGAAGCTGATTCAATTGATTCCATCGTCACCGACCCACCTTATGAGCTTGGCTTTATGGGCAAGAGTTGGGATTCATCAGGCATCGCCTTTAATGTTGAAGTATGGCAAGAGGCGCTGCGGGTTCTAAAACCCGGCGGTCACCTGATTGCGTTTTCAGGCAGTCGCACTTATCACCGAATGGCAGTTGCGATTGAAGATGCGGGCTTTGAAATTCGTGATCAGATTATGTGGGTCTATGGGTCGGGCTTTCCTAAGTCGCACGATGTAAGCAAGGGAATTGATAAGCAAGCGGGTGCGGAGCGCGAAGTTGTTGGCAAAATGGCAAATCCTGCATCATCAATTTATTCGCAATCCGAAAATGAAATGTCAAGAGATGTACCAATCACCGCCCCCGCAACCGCCGCCGCGAAGCAATGGCAAGGTTGGGGAACCGCACTAAAGCCCGCCCACGAACCAATGGTTCTAGCGCGGAAGCCGTTGATCGGCACCGTTGCCAATAATGTTTTGACCTTTGGCGTTGGCGGGTTGAACATTGACGGTTCGCGGGTTGGTCGAGCTGATGGCGATGATTCATCAGCGGGAAATAGAACAGCAACATTTGGAACGCAAGACACCGCAAGTGGCGGTGACGGTTCAGGTGGTTGGGAACAAAACACCGCAGGCCGCTTCCCCGCCAACTTCATTCACGATGGCAGCGATGAGGTTGTGGCGTTGTTTCCTGCAAATGCTGGCGGTGGATTTGGAAAGCGTGGCGCATTGAATGGCGGCGCAACTGAATGGGGTTTCAAAGGTGAGATGCAAGAGGTTGGTTACGGTGACAGCGGCAGCGCCGCCCGATTCTTTTACTGCGCGAAGGCAAGCAAGAAAGATCGCAATGAGGGATTAGATGGATTTGAGGAAAAGCGTTCAAGTGGTTATGGATATGATCACGGTTTAGGCAATGCGGGTGAAGGAATGTTCAAAGATCGCAACC